ACTTGCCTAATGACCAGCAGAAGGAATGGTTAGTGCTGTTAGAGGAATGGGAGAAGGCGAAATCCAAGGAACTGGCTCAAGAGAAGTTCATTCCTTTCGTGAATAAGATGTGGCCGGGGTTCATTTCCGGTCGTCATCACAAGATCATGGGCGAGAAGTTTGAGGAAATTGCTGCGGGCAAACTCAAACGGCTGATCATCTGTATGCCTCCTCGCCATACCAAGTCAGAATTCGGGTCATTCCTCTTCCCGGCGTGGTTTTTAGGCAAATACCCCAACAAGAAGGTCATTCAGTCCTCTCACACTGCGGAACTTGCAGTGGGATTCGGTCGAAAGGTCCGAAACTTGGTCGATTCAGAGGATTACCGTGGGGTTTTCCCAGATACCCATCTCCGTGCAGACTCCAAAGCCGCAGGAAGATGGAGTACCTCCAAAGGGGGAGAGTATTTCGCTATCGGTATCGGCGGTGCGGTGACCGGAAAGGGTGCCGATTTGCTCATCATTGACGACCCCCATGATGAACAAGAGGGCCAATCGGCAGATCCTGCCGTCTTTGACCATGCCTATGAATGGTACACCTCCGGGCCTCGTCAGCGTCTCCAGCCCGGCGGGGCCATCGTCGTCATTTGTACCCGTTGGTCGAAAAGAGACCTCGTCGGACAGGTACTCAAGGCCTCTGCACAGAGAGGCGGTGATGAATGGGAGGTCATTGAGTTCCCGGCGATCATGCCTTCGGGCAAACCCCTCTGGCCGGAGTTCTGGCCCATCGAAGAACTAGAGGCTATTCGGGAAGAAATCCCGGTTCATAAGTGGCAAGCCCAGTACCAGCAGAACCCCACCTCCGAAGAAGGCGCATTGATTAAACGCGAGTGGTGGAAAGTCTGGGAACAGGATTCCCCGCCACAGTGTCAGTTTTTGATCCAGTCATGGGATACCGCCTTCCTGAAATCCGAACGCTCGGATTACTCCGCCTGCACCACTTGGGGGGTGTTCTACCACCCGGATGGCTCTGGAGCCATGCAACCGAACATCATCCTGATGGATGCCCACCGGGAGAAGATGGAGTTCCCGACCCTGAAGAAACGGGCGTATGAACTCTACAACTACTGGAAGCCCGACACCCTGATCGTGGAAGCCAAGGCGGCGGGAACCCCCCTCATCTTCGAACTTCGGGCCATGGGGATTCCGGTCTCGGAATTCACCCCCTCTCGGGGGAACGACAAGATCGCCCGTGTAAACGCCATTGCGGATCTTTTTTCGAGCGGAAAGATCTGGCGACCGAACACCCGATTCGCGGAGGAAGTCGTTGAAGAATTTGCGTCTTTTCCCGCCGGAGAGCATGATGACTATGTGGACTCGTGTACACAGGCATTGCTCCGTTATCGAAGGGGCGGATTCGTCTCCCTCCAGTCCGATTACAAGGATGAGCCTGTCTACAAACGCAAAGTAGCCTACTACTGAGGATTTAAACGATGAAGAGCCGAACTGCAAAGACTGAGAAGATGGAAGCCCCGAAGTCTCGCAAGCAGCCCAAGGACATGCTTGTTGGGAAGATGAAGGGTCTTGGGAAGCCCGTGATGGTGGGCGGTGCCAAGCGATCCAAGAAAATGTATGGCGGCGGCGAGACCATGGGAACGACTGGCGTTGCTCGTGGTATGGGCGCTGCCGTTAAAGGCGGTAAGTTCCGCGACCTGTAAGGGAGACCACCATGGCGGTTGATCGCGCTTTGATGCCCTCTTTGATGGGAGGGCAGTCTTTAGAAGTACCCATCCAAGATGCGAATGAATCCGTCGTGGTTGAACTGCCCGATGGTGGTGTAGAGATCAGTCTTTCCCCGGAACCCAATCCTGAGGCGAGTCATGGCGACAATCTCGCGGAGTTCATCGATAACTCCACCCTCGGGAGCATGGCCTCTGAACTCGTTACCCTCTTCGATGCGGATAAAGATTCTCGCAAAGAATGGGAAACAACTTACATCAAGGGATTAGATCTTCTCGGACTCAAGATCGAAGATCGTACCCAGCCATGGGAAGGAGCCTGCGGTGTATTTCATCCCATGCTCTCTGAGGCAATTGTTCGCTTCCAAGCACAGTCAATTCAAGAGATCTTCCCTGCAAAGGGACCAGTTCAGACCAAGATTCTAGGTCAAGTGAATCTGGACCGTGTTCAACAAGCAGAGCGCGTTCAAGAGTATTTAAACTATCTCTTGACTGAAAAGATGAGCGAATATCGCTCAGAGACAGAGAAGTTGCTGTTCTCTCTCGCACTCTCCGGCGCGGCATTTCGAAAGGTCTATTACGACCCTTCTCTCGGCAGACCCGCATCGATCTTCGTTCCAGCAGAAGATTTTGTAGTCTCTTATGGCGCAAGTGATTTAGTCACCTGCGAACGCGCCACGCATGTCATGAAGAAGACCTACAACGAGATTCGAAAGTTGCAGGTCTCAGGTTTCTATCGCGATGTCGATCTTCCTCCCCCTTCTCCAGATATCACCGAAATCCAGAAGTCTTACGACAAACTGAACGGTGAATCCAAGGGCATGGATCTGGATTCGCGCTATACGCTCCTTGAAATGGTCGTCGATTACGATCTTCCGGGATTCGAAGACACCGACGCAGAGGGCAATCCAACAGGCATTGCGCTGCCTTACGTCGTCACCATCGACAAGTCTTCAAGGATCATCCTTTCGATTCGACGGAACTGGTACGAAGATGACCCGCTCAAGAAGCGCCGTCAGCATTTTGTTCAGTACACCTACATCCCCGGACTGGGTTTCTACGGGTTTGGATTGGTGCATCTCGTGGGAGGACTCGCAAAATCCTCCACCTCTATCCTGCGTCAATTAGTTGACGCTGGAACCCTCTCCAATCTTCCGGGCGGATTGAAGACTCGCGGTCTTCGCATCAAGGGCGACGATACCCCGATCATGCCGGGAGAGTTCCGTGATGTGGATATCCCCTCCGGCGCATTGAGGGACAACATCACCTTCCTCCCCTACAAGGAACCCTCGGGTACCCTGTATCAGTTGCTCGGAAACATCGTGGACGAAGGACGCCGGTTTGCCTCTCAGGCAGACATGAAGGTCGCGGACATGAACGGCGAGGCTCCTGTCGGAACTACCTTGGCAATCATCGAAAGGTCGATGAAGGTGATGTCAGCCGTGCAGGCGCGTTTACACGCCTCCATGAAGAAGGAACTGAAACTGCTGGCTCAGGTGATTTTTGACTACGGTCCTACGGAATATCCCTATGACATTCCGGGCAAGGAACTGACCAAGGAAGACTTCGACGACCGGGTGGATGTGATCCCGGTGTCAGATCCCAATGCGGGAACCATGGCCCAGCGGATCATGAAGTATCAGGCCGCATTGCAGTTGGCCTCTCAAGCCCCTCAGTTGTATGACCTGCCCATGCTTCATCGTCAGATGATTGAGGCGCTTGGGATTGCCGATTCTAGTGAGGTTCTGCCGAATCAGACGGAAATCCCACCGACTGACCCTGTCACTGAGAACATGAACGCCCTCACGATGAAGCCCATCAAGGCGTTTATCTATCAGGATCATGAGGCGCATATCCAAACGCACATGTCTTTTGGGCAAGATCCGCGTTTGCAGCAGATGCTCCAGCAGGCCCCTCAAGCCGCGCAGGCCATGCAAGCCGCCCTTACCGCCCATGTGTCGGAACATCTGGCCTTCGCCTACCGGCAGCAGATTGAGAAGGAACTCGGGTTTAAACTGCCTCCTCCGGGGGAACCCCTCCCAGAGGATATCGAATACCGGATCTCGGCTCTGGTCGCCCCGGCTGCGGCTCAGGTCACTGGAAAAGCCCAGCGAGAAGCCCAGATGCAAGAGCAGCAACAGCAGCAGCAAGACCCTGTCCTTCAGATGGAGATGCAGAAACTGCAACTTCGCGCACAGGAAATCCAGCAGAAAGCACAGGCCGAAATGGCCCGTGTCCAAGCGGATATGCAGAAGGCGCAGATGCGGATGCAGTCCGAAAAGGACCGGCTCAAGGTTCAAGAGCGTATCGAAGGGGCGCGTCTGGGTGTGCAGATCGCTTCCACCAACGCCGCAAACGAACTCCAGAGCAAGGAAATTGCCTCCAGAGACAAGGTCGAGGGAGCCAAGTTGGGCGTAGAGATCGCCCGAAACTTGCTTTCGACCCAAGCCAAAGAGCAAGAAATGAGAGATCGCAATGCCAGCCGCAAGCGATAACGTTGCAGAATATCTGCGGAAATCCCTACGTCAGCAGATGAACGACATGGCCGACCACATAGCCGGTGGCGGCTGCGCCGACTTCAATGAGTACAAGCGGTGCTGTGGCGTTATTGAGGGTCTGGCACGGGCTGAACGAGAATTGCTTGACCTCACTAAACAAATTGACGATGATTAAACGGCTTAACAACTTCGCTGTGTAAACAGTGCAACCGCCCCGATAGGGGTGCAAACGCCGAAAAGGCGCGAGGAATCGATGGAAAACGACAACAAAGTCGCAAGTCAGTTACCCAAACCTACCGGGTACAAAGTACTCATTGCGCTACCTAACCCCGAAGAGAAGACAGAAGGTGGAATCCTCAAGGCTACTCAAACACTTGAGGCTGAGGAGATTGGGAGTATCGTTGGTTTCGTCCTCGCGATGGGACCGGATGCTTACAAGTCCCCTGATCGTTTCCCTTCTGGCCCTTACTGCAAGGAAGGAGATTGGATCATGATGCGATCCTACTCCGGCACTCGCTTTAAGGTTCACGGAAAAGAGTTCCGCCTGATCAATGATGATTCGGTCGAGGCGGTGGTCGAAGATCCGCGAGGAGTGGTGAAGGCATGAGTACCGAAGCAGGCATGAGCAAGGAGGAGAAGTTCTTCGGAGTCTCCGCTCCCTTGCAGATCCCTGAAAAAGAAACCCTCAAGTCTTCCCCGGAACCCGAGGTTGAACTTGAGATCGTTGATGATCTTCCAAAGCAGCCAGCCAAGCAGTCTGAGTTTAAACAATCTGAAGCAAGGCAGGCTGAGAAGGAAGATAACGACGAGGAACTGTCGGACTACAGTGAAAAAGTCCGCAAGAGAATCAACAAACTCAAGTACGAGCAGCATGAAGCGCAGCGTCAGCGGGAAGCCGCCGAGCGTATGCGTGAAGAGGCGCTTCGTTACGCACAACAACTGGTCTCAAAAAACCAGCAATACGAGTCATTACTTCAGCGCGGAGAAGGCGCACTCGTCGCCCAGATCAAAGCCCGTGCCAATCTCGCCCTTGATCAGGCCAAGAACCTGTACAAGGACGCTTACGAAGCCGGTGATGCCCAGAAGATCATTGAGGCTCAGGAAAAACTCCTTAACGCCCAGACGGAGTTTCGGGAGGCTGAAAAGCACGAGCGTGTTCTTCAGTCTCGACCCAAGCCCCAGCCGGTACAGCAGGCTTACCAGCCTCCTGTGCAGCAGTATCAGGCTCCTCAGCCAAGCAATAAGGCTATGGATTGGACCAAGAAAAACCCTTGGTTCGGCCCTCAGGGGAACCGCGAGATGACTGCATTGGCCTACGGAGTCCATGAGACCTTGATCCGTGAACACGGCATCAAAGCCGATTCGGACGAATACTACGAAAAGATCGATGCTGCGATGCGGCAACGATTTCCAGATTACTTTGAGAAGGACTCAGATGACGTACAAGTCTCTGTTTCCCCTCAACGCACCCCTAATACCGTGGTTGCTTCAGCGAGCCGTAACAACGGTGCGAAGCCACGCAAAATCCAGTTGACTGCCACACAAGTTTCCGTCGCTAAGAGACTTGGCCTCACTCCCGAGCAGTACGCCAAACAACTCATTAAGGAGAGTTACAATGGCTGAAGAGCGCAAAATTCGTATCGACCGTGCAGCCGAATCGCGTCCTAGTGACTCGTGGTTGCCGCAATCCGCATTGCCGGTCCCCGAGCCGAAAGATGGCTGGGTGTTCCGCTGGATTCGCACTTCCTCTTTGGGACGTTCGGATAATACCAACGTCTCACGTCAGTTCCGCGAGGGCTGGGAACCTGTTAAGTCAGAAGATCATCCTGAGTTGAAGATCCTCTCTGACATCAATTCTCAGTTCAAAGGGAACGTCGAAGTGGGTGGTTTGCTGCTTTGCAAGGCTCCCCAAGAGAAGATGTTGCAACGCCAGAAGTACTTCCAAGATCTTTCAGATCGACAGATCGACGGTGTGGACCGCAGTTATCTGCGGGAAAATGATCCGCGTATGCCGCTCCTTAATCCGGAGCGTTCGACGCGCACCACTTTCGGACGAGGTTAAATCCTTTTCTTTCCACTTTTCGAGGTAATTTCAAATGGCTTCAGGAACTGATGTTACTAGCCCTTATGGGTTCCTGCCGATTAACCTCATCGGCGGTCAGGTCTATGCGGGTTCCACCCGTATGTACCCGATTCAGTACGGCTACGCGACGAGCATCTTCTACGGTGACTTTGTCAAGGTCGTGCGAGGTTCGCTCACCCGTGTATCGATTGGTGCTGCCACCAACTCGAATGCGGTGACGGGCGTTTTCTTTGGTTGCTCCTACACTGATCCGGTCACGAAGGACAAGCGTTTCAGCCAGTACTGGCCCGCTTCGACTTTGGCCGGTGATGCGGTTGCCTATGTGGTTGATGATCCGGACGCTGTCTTCAAGGCTGCGGTCTGCTCGTCAGGCACCACGATGGCTTCGGGCGCTTACGCGATGATCGGCACGAACCTCTCTGCCATCAACAATGCGGGTAATGCGAACACCGGTAACAGCAAGAACGCGATCCTCGCGCCAACTGCGACCCCGGCTACTTCGATCCTCCCGCTGCGTTGTGTCGGTGTGGTTCCGGAGACTTCGGTCTCTTACGCCGCGACTGGTTCGTCCTCCAGCACCACGATTACCCTCACGGGTTCGGGTCTTCCGGCGGCGATTCCGGTTGGAACGAGTGTGGCCTACTACGCTGCCAATGGTCAGTTGATTGAGACGGGTTCGTTTGTGACGGCTGCTGCCGCCGCTGGCGATACCTCTGTCACGATCAATGCTGCCATTGACGTGCCGGGTGGCGTCACGGACATTCCGGCTGCGTCGAGCATCGTGTTTACCGTCTACCGTGAACTGTTGGTCAAACTGAACGTTCTGACCCACGGTTACTACAGTAGCGTCACAGCCTAAGGAGTTCTAGAAAATGGCTATTTCACGCGCACAAATGTTGAAGGAACTCCTGCCGGGGCTTAACGCCCTTTTCGGCTTGGAGTATGCCAAGTATGAAGATGAGCATACGCTCATCTATGACACCGAGAACTCCGAGAAGGCTTTCGAAGAGGAAGTCAAGTTGTCGGGCTTCGGCACGGCCCCGGTTAAGCCGGAAGGTCAGGCCATTGCCTATGACAACGCGCAGGAGGCTTGGACTGCTCGCTACAACCACGAAACGATTGCAATGGGCTTTTCGATCACTGAGGAAGCCATGGAGGACAACCTCTATGACCAACTCTCTGCTCGTTACACCAAGGCTCTCGCCCGTGGTATGGCGAACACGAAGCAGGTTAAGGCTGCTGCTCTGCTGAACAACGGCTTCACGACGTTCCAATCTGGTGACGGCGTGACGCTCTTCAGCACGGCTCACCCGCTCGTCAACGGTGGCACCAATGCCAACCGTCCGACCGTGGGTGCGGACCTCAATGAAACGTCGCTGGAAGACGCAATCATTTCGATTGCGAACTTCGTGGACGAGCGCGGTCTTCTGATCGCCGCCCGCCCGCGCCGTCTCGTTGTGCCGTCGCAGTTGATGTTCGTTGCCGAGCGCCTCATGGAGACCACTCTCCGCACGGCGACTGCCGATAACGACATCAACGCGATCCGTAACATGGGCGCGATCCCGGAAGGCTATGCGGTCAACCACTACTTGACCGACACGAACGCCTTCTTCCTCATCACTGACGTTCCGAACGGAATGAAGCACTTTGTGCGTACTCCGCTCTCGACCGGCATGGATGGCGACTTTGACACCGGCAACGTCCGGTACAAGGCTCGCGAGCGTTACTCGTTTGGTGTCAGCGATCCGCTGGGCATCTACGGTTCGCCGGGTTCGACCTGATAGCCCAAAAGGCAGAGAAGGGGGGACTTCGGTCCCCCTTTCTTTTTGTGCATTCGTGGTGTTTAATCGCATTACCGGGAAAACGAGTCCGCCAGACAGACCCGGCTGACGGTATGCAGACTGGTGGACGACTCGCATACGAGGTTTAAACATGGCTAAGACTACTTTCTCTGGTCCGGTTGAGTCGGACAATGGCTTCATCGGTGATGTGTCCGCGACGGTCATCAAGGCCGCTTCGGGTACGGTTACCAACCTGCTTTGCACCAGCCTTACGGTTGGCAGCACCAAGTTTGCCGTAGCAGTGAATGCGGCTTCTGGTTTGGTGTCCGCTCAGACGGGCTACATTCAGGTTCTCGTTGGCGCGACCACCGCTTACATCGCCTTGTACAAGAGCGTCACCGTTTAATTTTAAAGCGGAGGATTCTCTATGGCACAGTACGATGTCTGGGCGGTAAATCCGACCAGCGACGATGCTTATTTCCGCGCCTCTGCGACGATTGCAGCCTCAGGAAGCATTGCTCTCCTGAAGACCAATGTCGGTCAGTACGGTACCGGCTATAAGGTTTCGATCACCTCTAACGGTGCGGATGCCAATAAGACCTTCACCATCACTGGGGTCAAAGTTGGCGCTGAAGGCTACGATGGGATCGTGACCGAAACGGTGACGGGTCCAAGTGCGTCGGTGGTCTATTCGACCAACTACTACACTAGCATCAACAGCATCAGCGTCAGCGCGGCTTCGGCTGGCGGTGTCAAGATTGGCTACGGTGGAGATCTGGCGTTTCCCAGAACGCGGATCAAGCAGGTGCTTTATGTTGCCGCCGGAACGGCAGGCAGCATCACCTTCACCGCGCAGCCGAACAACACGGTGATTCTCAAACTCTTCACCCCTGCCGATGGAACGGCTAACGATGCCATGGTTCCGCCGGAAGGTATTCTCACGACCAAGAGCAATTCTGGACGTGGTGATATCGCCGTGCTGACCTTGGATCAGGTGTCGAAAGTCACTGTTATTTGCGGGTGATCTATGCCAAAGACCCCGGCATGGCAAAGGAAAGAAGGTAAAGACCCTGCTGGCGGTTTAAATGCCAAAGGCAGGGCTTCCTATAACCGAGCCAATCCCGGCAAGCCGGGGCTGAAGCCGCCTGCGCCGAATCCAAAAACCAAGAAGGATGCGGCCAGACGTAAGTCATTTTGCGCGAGAATGTCTGGAATGCCCGGTCCTATGAAGGATGACAAAGGCAGACCGACACGGAAAGCATTGTCCCTTCGTGCGTGGAACTGCTGACATGGCTAAGGCAAAGAGCAAGGTCAACGCGGCGGGCAACTACACCAAGCCCGAAATGCGGAAGCGCCTGTTTAACCAGATCAAAGCCGCCTCGACACACGGAACCAAAGCAGGCCAGTGGTCTGCCCGTAAGGCTCAGTTGCTGGCTAAAAAGTACCGTGAAGCCGGAGGCGGCTACAGAGATTGATATGGCAATGCGGATCAAAAAGGATGCGATAGGCGCAGCCATCAAGCGATCCTACAAGGACGGCAAGGCTTGCCCTGTCGCGACCTTGGACATCCATGTCAATCTGAAGAATCGTAACCATGCCATCGAAGACTATGGCTACGGCCCACTGAACCCGAACGAGCCTTCAGAGAAGTTCTGGTCCAAGAAGGCAAAACTCTGGATGATCTCCCCAGAGGAAGCAAAGACCGCACGGTGTGGAAACTGCGCGGCATTCATCAAGACCCCGAAGATGCTTGAGTGCATTGCGAAAGGCATGGAGGCGGGTGATGAGCCTCACATGGATAGTTCCATGGATGTCATCAAAGCCAGCAATCTCGGGTACTGCGAACTCTTCCATTTCAAATGTGCGGGTAATCGTACCTGCGATGCATGGCTCGTTGGTGGGCCTATTACCTAAGAGGTTCTTATGAAAGGTCGTACTTTGTCGAATCAGAAGGCTGGTGTTAAGAAGATGCAGGCTGGCGGTAAAGCCCCGTATGTTCCGCTGAGTCAGCGAACTGACCCTGCGTCTCGCGCTCGCGCTTTGGCTATGAGCCGGGCGATGACCGATAAGACTCGCGCTCCGGGTTCCCCTCAGCAGGCTGCTGTGAACGCTGCTCGTGGGCGTCTCGACGCTGCTCGCGCTGCCCGTAATGCTCCCCCGACTCCTCCGATGGCTGCTCCTGCGGGTCGCATGAGCAACATGGCAATGGTGAAAAAGGGCGGAATGCTCAAGGCCAAAAAGCGTTGATATGAAGGCCCCTCAGCAGTCACTGAAGGCTTGGACGGAACAGAAGTGGAGAACCAAAAGTGGTAAGCCATCTAGTAAAACGGGCGAGCGATATCTTCCAGAGGCTGCGATCAAGGCTCTCTCGTCTTCGGAATATGCCCGTACCACCGCAGCCAAACGTAAGGGTAAAGCCCAAGGCAAGCAATTCGTCGCGCAGCCAAAAGGTATCGCCCAAAAAGTAAGGCCGTTTAGACAGCGAGGTAAATGAGATGGCAATGTCACGCGCCAACATGGCCCAGCAGATTGAGAAGCCGGGCAAGGTTCGCAAGGTGATGCGGGAGTTCAAAGAAGGAACCCTGCATTCGGGTAGCAAGAAAGGCCCAATGGTGAAAAGCCGCAAGCAGGCTATCGCTATTGCTTTGTCTGAGGCTGGCATGAGCAAGCCAAAGAAGATGGCAATGGGCGGAAGCATTGATGGCTGTGCAGTTCGTGGGAGGACACGAGGATGAAAGACAAGAAACCGATGATGGTGATCGCCATTGGTATTGGCGATAAAAAACCAAAGAAGAAAATGATGGGTGGCGGTATGACCTATGCTGAAGGCGGTAGCCTGAAGATGGTCGAAAAGGACGGCGAAAAGGTTCCGTTCTTTGCCGCTGATGGCAAGGGAAAGATGATGGGCGGCGGCATGACCTACGCAGAAGGTGGTTCCACCGGACGTGGCAGTCGTGATGGCTGCGCGATCAAGGGTAAGACCAAAGGTCGGATGGTCTAATGGCTACGAGCGGTACAGCAGTCTTTAACCCGGAGTTTCGAGACCTCGTTGAGGAGGCTTTCGAGCGGGCGGGTATGGAGTTGCGTACCGGCTATGATCTCCAGACTGCCCGCCGGTCCATGAACTTCATGGCGCTGGAATGGCAGAACCGGGGTATCAACCTCTGGACGGTAGAACAGGGTTCTCAGGTACTGACTCCCGGAACCTACACCTACACCATGCCAGCGGACACCATCGACCTTCTGGAACACCAGTTGCGTACCGATGCGGGTAGCACGTCCGGCCAAACCGACTACACCCTCTCTCGCATCTCGGTGTCAGACTACGCCCAGTTGAGCAACAAACTCACCCAAGGGATGCCTTTGCAGATCTATGTGGATCGGCAAAGAGCAGCCCCGGTGGTGTACCTCTGGCCTGTCCCTGACAACACCCAGACCTACACGCTCATCTACTGGAAGATGCGTCGTATTCAGGATGTCGGTACAGGCGGCGCGAACAACATCGATGTTCCCGCCCGGTTCCTTCCCTGTCTCGTGGCAGGGCTTGCGTACTACGTCGCCATGAAGCGCCCGGAAGCCGCAGACCGCTTGGGGATGCTCAAGCAGGAATACGAACTCCAGTGGGATCTTGCGGCGGGCGAGGATCGTGAAAAAGCCTCTGTCCGATTCGTTCCCATGAATGGGTACATTGGCAGGAATGTCTAATGGGAAAACCGTTTTCCAGTGGTAAACATGCATTCGGATTCTGCGACCGGTGTGGTCAGCGGTACGATCTGCATGATTTAAACGAGCAGTATGAGAACCTGCTCCCCATTGGCATTCGTGTCTGCTTTGAATGTATGGATGTGGATCATCCGCAGTTGCAGTTAGGTCGTGTCCCGATGGATGACCCGCAAGCCCTTCGCAACGCTCGTCCTGATAACACCTTCTACGCGCCGGGTAACCAAGGCGCAGGAGGTAGTCGAATGTTCCAATATGGATGGAACCCAGTGGGTGGCGCTGAAGGATATGATACCGGCCTGACCCCTAATTACCTGATATCCACCGGCTTAGTCGGAACCGTGACGGTGGTAACGACATGAACTACACCCAACTCGTTGATCTGGTTAAACAGTACACGCAGAACGAGGAGACTTCGTTCGTTGCGAACATCCCCAATTTCGTCCAGTTGGCCGAAGAGCGGATCTACAACGCGGTCTTTATCCCTGCGATCCGAAAGAACCAGATTGGAACATTGACCCCAAGCAACAAATACCTGACGGTTCCGGCGGACTGGCTGGCGAACTTCTCGCTGTCGGTGATCGACCCAGTAACCAATGCTCAGACGTTCTTGCTGGATAAGGATGTGAACTTCATTCGTGAGTGCTATCCGGACCCGGACGATATCGGCATCCCCAAGTACTACGCCATCTTCGACAAGAACACGTTCATTCTGGGTCCGACCCCGGATAGCAACTATCAGGTCGAACTGCATTACTACTACTACCCGCAGTCCATTGTTACGGCGAGTACGTCTTGGCTGGGCGATAATTTCGAGACCGTGCTTCTGTACGGAACCCTGCGCGAAGCCTACATCTACATGAAGGGCGAGCAGGACATGATGCAGTACTACGAGCAGAAGTATCAGGAATCGCTCGGCCTGCTGAAACTCCTTGGCGAAGGCAAGGATCGTCGGGATGCGTACCGGAGCGGACTCAATAGGATTCCGGTCACATGATCTACCAGACCATTACCCTGAGTTTCAAGGAGCAGATCCTCAAAGGAGAACACGATCTCCTGACGGATACGCTCAAGTTGGCTTTGTACTACAGCACTGCCGATCTCAGCGAAGACACCACGGTTTACACGGCGACAGGCGAAGTATCTGGCACAGGGTATTCCGCAGGCGGTGTCGTGCTGACGGGGGTATCGATCAACAAGTTAAACGACGTGGTCTACGTCAACTTCAACAATGCAGTTTGGAACCCTGCCAGTTTCACGGCGGCTGGCGGGTTGATTTACAACGTCAGTAAGTCCAATAAGTCCATCGCAGTTCTGAGTTTTGGCAACGACAAGGTTGCCACGAACTCATTCACGGTGCAGATGCCTGCAAACACTTATAACTCAGCGTTACTACGGTTTACTTAGGAGAATCAACGATGCTCATCAATAAGGCAAAGTCTGTTGATGCCGTTGGTGCAAATGTCCTGAAAGGCAATGGCACCCGTGACGGTCTCAAGGGCGGCGGTATTTTCACCGTGCGTTGCCACGACAAAAACGGCAACCTCAAGTGGGAACAGAAGTCCCATAACCTCGTGGTGAATGTGGGTCTGGCTTACGTCAACACCACCTTCTTCAAGGGTTCAGGCTACACGGCGGCGTGGTATATCGGCGTCTACGGCCCGGCTTCCAGCAACAATCCGTCTTCGACGGACACGATGGCATCCCATGCCGGTTGGACGGAAGTGACGGCGTACGGCAACGCGACCCGCCCTGCTGCGACATTCGGTGCAGCAACCACGGCTGATCCTTCGGTGATTGCGAACTCTGCCGCCCCGGCGCAGTTCCTGATCAATGCGTCGGCTAACGTCGGTGGCGCGTTCCTGACAAGCGGCGACACTCCGGGCGGTTCTTCTGGCGTCCTTTTCTCTGCGTCCGACTTCGCGGCCCCCGGTGATCGCGTTGTGCAGAACGGCGACGTTCTGTCTGTGACCTACACCTTTAGCCTCGACGCGGCCTGATAGGAGATAGATATGGCAAGTCTTTTCAAGAAAGGCGACCTCGTTGAACTGAAGGTCGTGGTTCCGCAGGGCAAGGTCCAGTCGATCCGCATGGACGATGAAGGCATGGTTTGGTATCTCATCCCTTGGGTGGATGCCGAAGGCCAGAGCCAGCAGCGTTGGTTCGCGGAGACGGAACTGAAACTTGTAGTTTAAACCGTGTCAGAAGGCGGCTTCGGATCAGGCACATGGGGTCAAGCAGGATGGGGGATGTCGGTTTACTACCGCGCCTCAGACGAAACTTCGACCATCAATGATGCCAATACTGGGGCGGGTACGCAGTTCAATGCGCCCGTCTCAGAGTCCGTTGTCGCCCAAGATACGGTGTCTTCAGTTTATAGCCTTGGCGCGGCGGTAGCAGAATCCTCCACCGGAACTGATTCCGCCCTATCGAATGTCAACTTCGCAACCAGCGTCACCGAAGAAGCGACTTACTCAGACGCGAACTCGTCCAGTAACAACTTCAAGGTCATGGTGGACGAATCTGCCATTTATGCCGATAGCGCCCCGGTTGCAGGGCAGCAATTCAACTCCCAGATCCAAGAGACGGCGACCTATCAGGACGATGTGTATTCCGTCTTCTCGTTCTTGGTGAGTGTGGATGAGTCTGCGACCATAACAGATACCCCCTCATCGGTAGCCGCCTTCGGAGCAAAAGTGGCTGAGATCGTCTCTGCGGCGGAGACAGCGGCGGCTCAGATGAACTTCAAGGTGATGATCAATGAGATCGTCACTGCGGCTGATTTGGACGTGGCCGGGGGTGTGACCTTCGATGTCGAGGTTGCCGAATCCGCCACGGCTTCAGATGTGATGGCCGGGGCATACTTGTGGAATCCCGTCGATGACAATCAGTCGGCTAACTGGCAGAATTTAAACGATGATCAGACACCGGGATGGTCTGATGTCGATGACTCGCAAACCACGACTTGGGCCAACATCCCTACGGTGAATTAGGAGTTTAAACATGGCTAGTACTTACAGCACTAACCTCGCGCTGGAACTGATCGGAACGGGCGACCAAGCCGGTACTTGGGGTGTCACTACCAATACCAATCTTGGCACGTTGCTCGAACAGGCGATTTCAGGGTATGTCACTCAGGCAGTCTCTACTGGTACGGATACAACCATCACGATCCCGAATGGATCGACTGGTGTCGCCCGTAACATGTACATCGAACTGACCGGCACGGGCGGCACGAATACCAACCTGATTGTTCCGGCCAACAAGAAACTCTACTTCATCTTCAACAACGCTTCTGGCGCTGTGACGGTGAAGGTATCAGGTCAGACGGGTGTTTCTGTTCCGGCTGGCAAGAAGATGATCCTTGTCTCCAATGGCACGGATATCGTCAATGGCGTCAACTACATCGCGGACTTCGGAACCAATAGTTTCACCGTTACGAACCTGACGGCGACCAGCGCAACGATTACCAACCTGATCGCTACCACGGCAACTGTTTCGGATCTCTCTGCGACCGTACTTCGTGCTGCATCTGCCAGCATTACCAATCTGGCTCTGACCAGCCTCACGATCAGCAGCCTCAGCATCACGAACGTCTCAGTTGCCTCGGCTACGGTTTCAAGCAACCTCACCCTCTCCGGCGGCACCGCCAACGGCGTGCTGTATCTGAACGGCAGCAAGGTGGCGACGAGTGGGACGGACTTGGTTTTCACCTCCACGGGGTTGGGCATCGGGACTAGTTCGTTACAGTCAGGCACTCGCTTAACTTTGCAAGAGTCGGCATCAAACCCAAGTGGTTTAGCAATCCGAAACCGAAACAGCACACAGACTTGGCAGGTTTCTGTTGATGCCGCTGCTGTTGATGACAAGATTTTGGCGTTTATTGATCCGGGTGCAGGCGTTGTCCGAATGGCCCTTGACTCCTCCGGTAACCTCGGCATCGGCAACACAAGCCCAGCAACAACTTTGTCTGTTGGTTCAAGCGCTGGTTCTGGCAGCAACAGTTTAGGCATTTATCTTGCTCGCGGCGCTACAACAAACTTCTTAGAAGCCTATGATGGTACAAAAACATTTATTGGCGGTACAGATTCCTCAAATGCCTTTGTCAAAGTAGGCTCACTGTCAAATCACCCGTTAGCCATTGTTCAAGAAAACGGCGCTGCTATTTATATTGACACATCTAAGAATGTCGGCATCGGGACGACTTCGCCTTTTGCAAGACTGCAGGTAGTTGACTCAAGCGCAAACTACACATCGCCGCAGTTAATGGTTGGCGAGGCGTCTAACGCAACTGGCAAGCAACTGCACGTTGGGTACAACACAACAGCAAATACTGGCTACATCCAAGCCGTTCACAATGGCACTGCATATAAAGACTTGCTGCTAAATCCAAATGGCGGCAACCTCGGTCTGTGCGTCACGCCGAATCCGTCTTGGGAGGTTACTGCCAAAGCATTTCAAATTTCTGATGCGGGTCAGTATCTCGCTAGTGGCGCCACCAATTTTAGTAGCGCAAATCTATTATGGCTAGGCAACAACGGATATTTAAATAGTTCTAGCCAGTGGATTTACCTTCGTTCTGTAGGTGCGGCTCAATACAGGCAGTTAGACAATACGCACGCTTGGTTTATTGCCCCCTCCGGCACCGCAGGAAACACCATCTCGTTCACGCAGGCGATGACGCTGGATGCGAGTGCGCGTTGGCAACTCAACACGACAACCTTTGTCGGTAATGAGCAGGCAATTATTCAGTTCAACAGTTCTGGGT